ATGTTGTTTATCACAGCTCAAGTTGCAGAGTGCTTATCACTTAGAATATCTGACATAATAGAATATTCACCAACTAAAGATGCATTTATTAGAGCTCTTGGAGCTCACAACGTTGCTACGCTTGAAGAAATGAAAAACCTACATTTATACGACTTTGGTATATTCATTGAGTTGATGCCAGATGAAGAAGAAAAAGCTATGCTGGAAAATAATATACAGGTTGCATTGGGTCAAAAGACAATAGACTTGGACGACGCTATTGATCTTCGTGGTATTAGAAATATAAAACTTGCTAATCAAATGCTAAAAGTAAAAAGAAAGGCAAAGCAAGAAAAAGAACAGAAGATGCAACAGCAAAATATACAAGCACAAGCTCAAGCTCAACAACAAACACAACAAGCTGCAGCACAAGCAGAGATTCAAAAGAAACAAGCTATGTCTCAAGCTGAAGCCCAATTAGAGCAAACTAGAAACCAAATGAAAATACAGTATCTACAACAAGAAGCTGTTGTCAAAAAAGAACTAATGCAATACGAGTTTCAGCTTAACTCAAAGCTTAAGGGCATGGAGAGAGAACTATCTAGTAAGTTAGAAACAGCTAGAGAAGATAGAAAAGACGATAGAGTTGATAGACAGGCTGGGCATCAAAAAGAAATGATTAACCAAAGAAGTAGTGGTAATTCACTTAAAAAGTTTGAATCATCAGGTAATGATATACTTACAGGGAACGCTAATATAAAGTAAACCCTTATTATTTAATATTTTATAAAATTTTATTATGGCAAAAGAAAATAAAGAAGTTGTTGAAGAAACAACAGATCAACCCGTTGAAGAGGTTGTTGAAGAAAAAATAGATGAATCTAAATTTGAAAGTGCTGGAGATGACAGTATTATAAAAATAGATTTAAGTAAACCACAAGTTCAAAAAAGCGAAGAGGTTGAACAACAACCCGCTGAAAAAGAAAATGTGGACGTAGTTGAAGAAGTCCAAGATGTTGTTGAAGAAACACCAGTACTACAAGAGGTTACAGAAGAAGAAATATCTGAAGTCGAAGAGGAGATTGAAGAAGCTGTAGCTGAAGCTGAAGCAACTGGACAACCATTACCCGAGAACATACAGAAACTTGTAGAGTTTATGGATGAAACAGGTGGTAATTTACAAGACTACGTTAATTTAAATAGAGACGTATCTAAAATGGACGACTCTGATATACTAGATGAGTACTACAGAGAAACCAAATCTCATTTAACAGCTGAAGAAAGAAACTTCTTATTAGAAGACAACTTTGGTTTTAATGAAGACGAAGATGATGCTATTGATATACGTAAAAAGAAAATAGCCTTAAAAGAGCAAGTTGCCAAGGCTAAGTCCCACTTGGACGGGCAAAAGTCCAAATACTATGAAGAAATTAAAGCAGGATCAAGGTTAACACCTGAAGCCAAAAAAGCTATGGACTTCTTTAATAGATACAACAAAGATCAAGATAGGCAGAATAAATTATCTGAAGCAAGTAAAAAAACATTTTTAAATAAAACTAACAAACTCTTTAGTGATAAATTCAAAGGTTTTGAATATAACGTTGGAGAAAAAAAATATAGGTTTAATGTTAAAGATGTCAATGAAGTAAAAACAACTCAAAGTGATATTAACAACTTTGTCAACAAGTTTGTTGGTGAAGATAAAGCTACTATCGAAGATGCTGAGGGTTATCATAAGTCTTTATTTACAGGTATGAACGCAGATGCTATTGCTAAGCACTTTTATGAGCAAGGTAGAGCAGATGCGGTTAAAGGTCAAATTGCTAAAGATAAAAACATAAATCTAAACCCTAGACAAACACACGGTGAAACAACTGCTGGTGGGTTTAAAGTTAGAGTTTTAGGTCAATCTAGTTCTGATATGAAAAATAGATCTTTTAAAATTAGAAAGAAAAAATAAAAAATTAATTATAAATTTAAAAAAAATATATTATGGCAATTACTAATGGCCCTAATTTGAATGTTGTTCCAGCTCCAATAAAGCAAACATTAACTTCAAATTACTTAGACCTCAACAGCTCGGCTGGTTGGGGACAACAATACGTACCAGATCTTATGGAACAAGAAGCTGAAGTTTTCGGACCGAGAACTATATCAGGCTTTCTTGCGCAAGTAGGAGCTGAAGAAGCGATGACAGCTGACCAAGTTATTTGGTCTGAGCAAGGTCGTTTACATCTTTCTTACAAAGGTGATATTGATAGTGATAATGTTATCACTATACAACAAGATATTGACGGCAATACAATGACTTCTCAAGGAATTAGAAATAATGACACTGTTCTTGTTGCTGCACCAACCGGTGTTTTTAAAGGCGTTGTAACAGCTGTTACTGGTCTTAACGTTACGGTTGCCACTTATAATGGCGCTGCTATACCAACATCTGGTAATACAGCTGATTTTGCAACTACTATTTTAGTTTATGGATCTGAATTTGGTAAAGGAACTGGTTATTATACTAACTCTGCTGCTTCTACAGTAGAAGAATCAAGAGGCGCTAATCAACCTTCTTTTAAAACATTCTCTAACAAACCAGTTATCTTAAAAGATTACTACGAAGTATCAGGCTCTGATGCATCTAGAATTGGTTGGGTTGAGGTTGCTTCTGAAGGCGGTGCTTCTGGTTATCTATGGTACCTAAAAGCTGAAGCTGATACTAGAGCTCGTTTCAACGATCATTTAGAAATGGCAATGATTGAAGGTGTTATTGGTTCTGATGCTGCTCATACAATTGGTGCTGGAGATACTTCAAATCCTACTGATAACAACGTTGATGCTTTTGTAAGCACTACTGGTGATGTTGTTGGTACTGAAGGTTTATTCGCTGCTATCGAAGATAGAGGTAATATAACTTCAGGTGTAACAGGTGTTAATGCTGCAACTGATTTAGCTGAATTTGATGCTATCTTAGCTGAGTTTGACAAACAAGGTGCTATTGAAGAAAACATGATGTTTGTAAACAGAGCTACTAGTTTAGCAATGGACGACATGCTTGCTTCAATGAATTCTTACGGAGCTGGAGGTACTTCTTATGGGGTGTTTGAAAACGACGAAGATATGGCATTAAATTTAGGTTTCTCAGGGTTTAGACGAGGTTCTTATGACTTCTACAAATCTGACTTTAGATACTTAAATGACTTAGCAACAAGAGGTGGTATTAATGCTGCTGCTGGTGCTAATGCAATTAGAGGTGTTGTAATTCCTGCTGGAACTTCAACTGTCTATGACCAGCAAATGGGTAAAAACTTAAAAAGACCGTTTTTACACGTTCGCTTTAGAGCTTCTGCAACTGATGATCGAAGAATGAAATCTTGGGTTACTGGTTCTGTTGGAGCTGCTACGTCAGCGCTTGATGCAATGCAGATTCATATGCTATCAGAAAGGTGTTTAGTTACACAAGGTGCTAACAACTTTATGTTAATGAAGTAAGCACTATTATTTTAGAGAGGTTAGGGGAAACCCTAGCCTCTTTATTTTTATTAATTTATATTATATTATATTATGGCAAAGAAAAAACAAATAAAAGTTGAGGTGGAAAAACCTCAAATAGAAACAATGGTTGAAGAAACACACACTGAAGAGGTGCATGTAGAGGAACCAAAAGCAAGAGAAAGATTAAAACCCACTAATGAGTGGGAAATAAAAGATAGAGTTTACTATCTAAAGGGCAATAAAAAACCACTTTCAAGATCAATAAAAGCAGCAAATATTTATTATTTTGACGAAGAAAAAGGTTACGAAAGAGAGTTAAAGTATTGTCAAAATCAAAAAACAATGTTTGTAGACGAGATGAAAGGAGACCAAAGAATGGAACATATCGTTTTTAGAGCTGGAAACTTATTTGTACCAAGAGAGCAAACGGTTTTGCAAAAACTATTAAGCCTGTATCATCCTCATAAAGGTTCAATCTACGAAGAATATCTACCAGCGGTATTAGCGGCTGAAGAAATAGACACATTAAACATTCAAGTGGATGCATTAATTGCGGCTAGAAACGTAGATATAGATACAGCTGAAGCTATCATGCGTGTTGAGAGAGGATCTGATGTATCTAACTTGAGTTCTAAGGAACTAAAAAGAGATTTACTATTATTTGCAAGAAACAATCCTAAGTTATTCTTAGAGTTAGCGGATGATGAAAACGTGTTATTAAGAAACTTTGGTATCAAAGCTGTTGAAGCTGGAACTATTAGACTTTCTACAGACCAAAGAAACTTCTTATGGGGTTCTAATGGTAGAAAAATTATGACTGTTCCTTTTGATGAACATCCATATACCGCGTTAGCTCATTGGTTTAAAACAGATGAAGGTATGGAAATATATTCCAATATTGAAAAAAGATTTAACTAATAATCTTTTACATTAATAAAGTAGCCACTCTTAATCGGGTGGCTATTTTTGTTTAGAATAGTAACCTTTTACTTTATTATGTAATTATAATAGTATAAATTAATATTATATGAGCGATTCAAAAGGTTTAGGAGATTCTATAGAAAAAATAACAAAGGCAACTGGCGTTAAGACGCTAACTGATTTAGCTATGAAGGCAACAGGATATAAAGATTGTGGTTGCAATGATAGAAAGAATTGGTTAAATAGACAGTTCCCTTATTATAAACAAAAATAATTATGGCAGTAGTAATAGATAACGTATATCAAAAGGTTTTAGCTTTAGCTAACAAGGAACAGCGAGGATACATAACACCTCAAGAGTTTAACTTGTTTGCAGATAGAGCTCAAAACGAAATATATGAAAATTATTTTTATCAACTAAGTGTTGCAGAGCAGAAGCCTAAAAACCAAATGCAACAATCTGATTCAAAAGAAGTGATTGAACAGAAGTTATCTTTTTTTGTGGAAGATACACCTGTTACTGAGACAGCAACAGGATCATGCAGTTTAACCACAATAAATCACTCAAGAATAATAAAAGTAATAGGAGAATCAACAAACGCTAATAAAGTAGTAGAAAGAGTAAGTTCAAGAGAAATAAATTATATTTTAGAAAATCCACTAACAGCTCCAACTTCAAATAGACCTGTTTATTTTTTTGATGGAACAACCGATACTATAAATATTCGTCCTGTTACTGGCTCACAAGCAAACGCTTACAGAGTTGAGCATTACGTTACACCTAATACACCTAATTGGGGTTACGTTGTTGTAAATGAAAAGGCTTTATACAATGCTCCGACATCTACAAACTTTGAATTACATGTTTCTGAAGAAGAAAACTTAGTAAATAAAATACTAATACTAGCTGGTATTACAATACAAAAACCAGATTTACAACAAGCAGGCGCTGGTCAAATGCAAATAACACAACAACAACAAAATAGTTAATTATGGGATTACTAGACGGAACAAATCAAGCAACTTATTATGGTTCTGGCAATGCCGCTAACTACGGTAACTATCAGTTTACTTCACTAGAGCATATTATAAACGCGTTTATGGTTGCTTATGTTGGTGAAAGTAAAATACTAAGTAAGGTTAATAGAACAGACGTTCAGTTCCATGCTATGAGAGCTGTGCAAGAATTATCATATGACGTACTTAAGTCTTTTAAGTCTCAAGAGATAGAAGTTCCTAATACTCTATCAATGATACTACCACAAGATTATGTTAACTATACTAAAATAGCTAGAATTGGTTCAGACGGAATAGAAAGAGTATTATATCCAGCTAGCAAAACTTCAGATCCATTTGCTATAACTCAAAACACTGATGGTACATATGACTTTGGTCAACAAAAAAGAGTAGTTACTGTTACATTTAGTAATGTAACTGGTAATGTAAATTCAATAAGTGGAAGATATCTAACATTAGGCTTTAGGACTTCTACTGATACCCAAGGTTTTGTTAGTTTTAGGTTTGAAGCAAGCTCACCAATGAATGACTATGATAACCCAACAGGTGAAGGACCTGTTTTTGGTATTGATACTGATGGTTCAGACACGGAAACTACTATTGCTACAAAACTATTAAATACTATACACGACTTTGGTCATCACACTGTTACTCAAAGCGGAGGCGTTTTAACTATAACTTATAATGATGATTTAGTTAACGCAACAACGGTAGGTAGCACTGAAAACACATATCAATCTACTGGCAATACGTCAAGTAGTGGTATTGACTTAACTGCTGTTAATAATACTGGTACAGCTAGTG